CGGCGGTAATGGCGGCGGCAGGTTCGGCAGCAAGGACGGCGGCGCGTTCGGCGGTAATGGCGGCGGCAAGTTCGGCAGCAAGGACGGCGGCGCGTTCGGCGGTAATGGCGGCGGCAGGTTCGGCAGCAAGGACGGCGGCGCGTTCGGCGGTAATGGCGGCGGCACGGGCTGCGCAAGAAAAACGCCTGCGCGAATTGTGCGCAGAGGTTGAAGAGGCAATGTTTTGCGGAGAAAGAGCATGAGCCGCTGCTGCAACGATTACACAGGGAAGTGCGATCAATCGCATGGCTGCCCGGTGCGCGAGACCATGCTGCATACGAAAGATGGCGGCGAAACAGTGGACACGCATGACAGCTTTTTCGACGTGACCGACAGCCTGCCTGGCTTGCTGCGCTGGCTGATTCTGATATTCGTTTTTGCCGTCACTTTGGCGGTTTCGGCAGGTTATTTTTGGAAATAGGAGATTGACATGAACGAAGTTATAGAAATTGAACGGCCCAACGAGGTTGCCGTACAGCCCACCGATGGTCCCATGGGAATGGCGATGCAGGCCATGAAGTCCGGTATGAGTGTGGCCGATATGCGCGGCTTGCTTGAGCTGCAAAAGGACTGGGAGGCGAACGAGGCGCGCAAGGCGTATGTTGCAGACATGGCGGAGTTCAAAAAAAACCCGCCCGAGATTTTCAAGCGCAAAGAGGTGGCATTCGGGGATACCAGATATTCACACGCCACAATCGGCGACGTAACCAGCCTGACCGTTGAAGCTCTGGCAAACCACGGCTTTAGCCACCGCTGGGACGTGAAGCAGGAGGCGGGGCAAGTGATTGTGTCGTGCATCCTGACTCACCGCCTGGGCCACAGCGAAGCGACCACGCTACAGGCCGCGCCCGATGCGTCAGGAAAGAAAAACAGCATCCAGCAGATGGCCTCAAGCGTTACATATTTGCAGCGCTACACCCTGCTGGCCGCTGCCGGGCTTGCAACCAAGGACATGGAAGATGACGACGGCAAGGCCGCAGGCGATCAATACGACTATGAAGGTACGCTTCAGGAATGGAGCGACAAGGCCCGCGCCGCCATCAACATGATGGAGCTGAACGATACCCGAAAAATGGCCGGGGTCGAGTTCAATGCCGCGAAAGACGTTAACGGATGGAACGCCTTCAAGGTCGTGGTCGATGCCAGGCGCGCAGAACTGGCAGGCTCGCAATGAGCGCCCGTTTTATCGTCAGCCCGCACGCGCAGGGTACGACCGAATGGCTGGCAGACCGCTCTGGCAGGTTGAACGGTTCTGATGTGGCCGCCATTTACGCAACCATTGCCAAGGGCGAAGCGGCGGCCCGAGCAGACCTGCGCTACAAGATTGTGCTGGAGCGCCTGACTGGCAAGCCAGAAGCGAACGGATTCACCAACAAGGACATGGAGTGGGGCACAGAGCAGGAGCCACACGCACGCATGGCTTTTGAAATGGCGAACGACCTGACGGTAGATGAATCGGGGTACTGCTACCTGCCGGATGTGATGGCGGGCGTCAGCCCTGACGGATTTGTGACCGAAAACGGCAGGCTTGGCATTGTTGAATTCAAAAGTCCAAAGAGCCGCACGCACCTTGGCTACCTGGACGCGGGCGTGATTCCAAAAATCTACGTGCCTCAAGTTGAACACACGATGTGGGTGACGGGTGCCGAGTTCGCTTATTTTCAATCGTTCGACCCGCGCTTCCCGGAAAAGCTGCAACGCTTTCAGGTTCGTATCGAGCGGGATCAGGCCCGGATTGACGAGCACGAACGCGCTGTTTTGCAGTTCCTTAGGGAAGTCTCTGTTTGTGAAAAAGACCTTCGGCAACGCGCCGAATAACAAGGGGAAATCATGGAAGTTTTAGACCGTCCCGTTTCAGTGGTCACGGAATACCATCCGTTTTACGCACAGCTCGCAAAGCTGGAATCTGAAAACAAGACTCTTGTTTTTGACTACGAAAGCCGGCAGGGCAACAAAGATGCGCGCAGCCACATCAACACGCTACGGCTGACCAAGGGAGCGCTGGAGCGGACCCGCAAGTCGGCCAAAGAGGAGTCGCTGCGCATTGGCCGCGCCGTGGACTCCGAAGCCAAGGAGATCAACGCCCGCATCGAGGCAATGATCACGGTGCATCAAGTCAAAATCGACGAGATCGACCAGCGCGAGAAAGACCGTGTGTCGTCATTGCAGAGTCGGCTCGATGGTTTGTCTGGGATCGATGTCGGGATGGCTGCGGATTACTACCGGGCGCGTATCTCTGTGCTTGAAGAAGTGGTTATTGATGATGAGTGGCAAGAATTCATTGCCGACGCCGCAAGGGCTAAAGATAAATCATTGACAGAATGCCGGCGCCTGTTGGCTGAGCGCGAAAAGCAGGATGCGGAGGCTGAAGAACTGGAGCGCCTGCGAAAAGAATCAGCCGCCCGGTCTCAAAAGGACCGCGAGGAAGCCGCTGCAAGGGTTGCGGTTGAGCGCGCCAATGCTGCCGCCGAATTGCGCGCCAAAGCAGAGCGCGAAGCATCGGACCGCCGCGAGCTCGAATTGAAGCTACAGGCAGAAACCGCAGAGCGCCGCCGCATCGAAGCCGAACAGAAGGCGGAGAAGGACGCGAAGGAGGCAGCGGCCAGGGCAGAGCAATCCCGCACAAAGGCGATCCAGGACGAAAAGGATCGGGTCTCCGCAATCGCCAAAGCAGAAGCCGAAGCACAAGCCAAGCGCGAGGCCAATACCGCCCACAAAGCAAAGATCAATCGTGCCGCGTTGGCCGCACTAGTTGCCGGTGGTATTGATGAGGAAACAGCAAAAAAATGCATCACCCTGATTGCTGGCGGCAAGATTCCATCAGTGCAAATCAACTACTGAAAGAAAATCATGGCATTAATTGATCTTTTCTCCGGAGGCCAGGTGATTGTTGATGATGTAGATTTCCCATTGGTATCTAACTCTGTTTGGTATCGGAGTGGAAAGTATGCCGTTAAAAATGTCCGCGTCTGCGTCGGGAAATGGATGCAGATATCAATGCACCGGCTTGTATCTGGGTGTCGGGAAGGAATGGTTGTAGACCATATCGACGGCAATGGTCTTAACAATTCCAGAGCCAACTTACGAATTTGCACGAGCGCAGAAAACGGGAAAAACCGTAAGCTCAGCAGGTCCAATAAATCCTGGCTGAAGGGGGTTTCCTTTTGCGCCAAGACAGGTAAGTGGCTAGCTTCTATAAAGCACGAAGGAAAGAGTCGCCACTTGGGTTATTTTACCGATCCAAATCAAGCTCACAAAGCGTACACACAAGCCGCCATCCTAATGCATGGCGAATTTGCAAATCCCAAAGGAGAATAAATTGGCGTCCTTAAATAAATTTCAGTGCATCGGGAATCTTGGGCGTGATCCAGAGTTGAGGTCATTCCCGAGCGGAGATCAGCTTGCGACTGTCTCTATTGGGGTAACCGAAAAATGGAAAGACAAAACAACCGGCGAAGCCAAAGAACACACAGAGTGGGTCCGCGTGGTGTTCAATGGGCGGCTGGCTGAAATTGTTGGCCAGTACCTGCACAAGGGCTCGCAGGTTTATGTGGAAGGCAGCCTGCGCACACGCAAGTGGACAGACAAGGACGGCGTTGAAAAATATTCCACTGAAATCCGCGCCGACTTAATGCAGATGCTTGCCGGAGGCAAGCAGCCCGACGGCGAACGGCCATCAGCAGCACAGCGGCCACGACCGGCACCGGTAGCCTTTGCAGCGCCTGTCTCCAGTGGCTTTGACGACATGAGCGATGACATCCCATTTTGAAAATTTGCATGAATCAATTTGACTTATGGAATCAACTGATGAAACATAAATATGAATTTGTACCGAGTGATGAAATCACCATCGCGCCCGGCCGAACGGTCAAACGCATCCGCGCCCTCGTAGCCATTTCCGTACTTGGCGTCACGCCCGGCACATTGGGCGGCTACATCGAAAGCGAGAAGAATTTGGCGCAGGTGTACGGCGATGCGTGGGTGTCCGGCAATGCGCAGGTGTACGGCGATGCGCAGGTGTCCGGCGATGCGCGGGTGTACGGCAATGCGCGGGTGTCCGGCAATGCGCTGGTGTACGGCAGTGCGCGGGTGTACGGCAGTGCGCTGGTGTACGGCAATGCGCGGGTGTACGGCGATGCGCAGGTGTCCGGCAGTGCGCTGGTGTCCGGCAATGCGCGGGTGTCCGGCAATGCGCTGGTGTACGGCAGTGCGCAGGTGTCCGGCAGTGCGCTGGTGTCCGGCAATGCGCTGATATTTTGGGCGTCAAAAGTTGGAACCAGTAACGGCACCCTGACTGTTTTTAATGGAACAGACGGTCTGCTTGTGACGCGCGGTTGCTTTCTAGGAACCATTGACGAATTTCTGATTAAGTCAGAAAAAGAGCATGACGAACAGACCCACATCGAGTACCAGTTGTTGATTGACGTGGCGTATTCGCGCATCACGCGCGCACGGAAACAAGCATGAAACTCTACAGTCCAATCTATCCAAAAGGTCTGCAATGACCTACCTCACCAGAGAAGCCGCGCAGTCGGTGCTGGATGCGCTCAACTCAGCAATGGTTAATGTCTACGATCAAACGTCAAATGCCGCGAAGCGACTAAATCCAGCCATCACCGTCATGCAAGCCGCCATTGATGCACCAAAGCAGGAGCCAGAGATTGGCCCGTGCCGCCAAGAGTTACACAATCTACTGAACGCCAAGCGGTTCGATAAGGCTGATTTTGCTGATATGCCACAAGCCGCGCAGCCGCAGGGTGACCCGTGGAATGAAAATATACGGAAAAGCATTGACTCACTATTGGAGCATGGTAAATCATGACAGACAATGCCCCGCTCTACTGGACTACGTCCGACGCGGCGGCGGCGGCATGGGAGGCTGCTTGGCAGACCGCTACTACAGCAAAGAAAGAAAAAGATATCCCTGCCACAGTGCCAGACAACTCACAGCATTGGGCCGGGATGGATGGCGCAATTGCGTGGCACCTGATAGAGCGCCATGCTGATAGCTGGGCCGATATTGGAAAGATGATGCGAGAGTGGCTGGAGTCGAATCAACAAGTCGCTATCCTGGACGAGCGCGAACGATGCGCGAAGCTGTGCGAAGAGTATGCAGGTATGCGCGGCACTGGTGCCTGGGTCGCATTGACTGCTGCGGCAGACCGGATTCGAGAGGCCCTAAAGTAAACGATCCCCGCCCTAAAGGACGGGGCTTTCCACTGCACATAGGACATCTACATGCGCGAACATAGGACGGTTTACGGCGCCCCTTCTGGCGATATTGCCAGCGGCGTTATGGGCAAAGCGGGTGATTGTTGAGGCAGTTGAACAACTCAAGGGGAAATGATGACTGATCGTGAATTACTGGAGCTAGCGGCTAAGTCAATTGGTAAAAAGATTGAGTGGCGGCTAATGTCGGGCGGCTGGCACGATGGTAAAACCCTGCAATTCATTGGCCCTTATGAGGGATGGAACCCACTCACAAACGACGGTGATGCGCTGCGGCTGGCGGTGAAGCTGAAGTTATCCACCCAAACCGGCAGCAACACTTCCTGGGCGTCGAGCTGCACGCCAGACAAAACTGGTGAACCGTGGATCGGAGAAGATCATAAGGGCGACCCCTACGCCGCCACCCGCCGCGCCATCGTCCGCGCTGCCGCCGAGATTGATCAACTCAAGGGGAAATGATGCACCCACGGCGCTCCCATTTATCCTTGGCCTTAACGCGGCCACGCCTGAAGCAGCGTCAAGGCGTCAGAGGCGATGCCAGCAGTTGTTCCTGCCAGCGTTTCATATTCTCGCGTGCATTCTCCAAGTACGGCACTTGCAGTCGCTGCGTATCGATCGACGGCGGCGCGGGAAGCGCTGGCGATATCACGGCGGGCGGCGACAAGGTCGCTGCGCAAGCCGTCAGCAACGCGGCGGGTAGCAGCAGCGCTAGCCGCCAGTTTGGTTTCACGGGTTTTCGCTTCATTTTCAGCTTTCGTTACTTGGGCTTGCAGGGATTGCTCTTTTGCTCTTGCCACCTGTTCGGCTTTCAGCGCCATGGCGGTGTATTCGGTAACGGCACGGTCGTAGCCGATCTGCTGGCGCGATACGTCAAGCCGCCATACGCCAAGCAGCAGCGCCGCCAGAAAAGCGCCATAGAGCAGCCAGCGGCCAGGGTTTAGTAAAGAAAACATGGTTTTTCTTTCATAAGATCAAATTGAGAGTCGGCTTACGAAACATTTCTCCAGACTCCTATGATTTTTTGCATGAACACCCGGGAAACATCCCGTGTTACACGGGCGATGCCCAGCACCACTACGCAGGGCCAGACCAGCAGCAGGCTCAGCGCATAGACCGGCTTCCACGGGCAGGCCGACCGGTTGTGGTGGTCGCTGCCGCAGAGGGTGCAGCTCATTCGACCCCCAGTAGCGCCAGCTTGGCCTTCTCCATCCACCACAGAACAGTTCCACCATCAGCGAATGAAGACGAGAAGTACAGCTCACCGTTGTCGTCTTCACCGATAATGAAGCAGCCTTTCAGCGGCGTCTCAAGTGCAGCGCTCAATATTCGTTCTGTCGGCACATCCAGTGTCGTGACGGTTTGCAGAACGGTGACTTTTGGGACGAGTTTCATTTCCACTCTCCCGTCAAAATTTGCTCTGCAAGCCGCTTGGCTCTTTCTGGAGTTTGGCGGCTCCACTTCGATTGCAGCATCCCCGCAGCAGCGCCCGGGTAGTCGCCAGCCTTGAGCATGGCCAGCGTGTTGGAAAATCCAAGCAGCCCGTCAACACCAAGCTGGAACGCCATGTTGACCAGTGCACCGAAGCGCACCGGGTCAAGGCTGGCCGTCCAGGGTGCACGCCGCAGCAGCTCGGCCTGCTTGCGGTCAATGTCGTTGCTGAGCAGGTAGGCCGACTCCTCCGGAGTGATGCCGCCACCCCGGCGCTTGTCGATCAGGCGACCGACCCCGATTGACAGATACCCCAGCGAATCGGAATAAGCGTACAAAACCTCGCCCTCATCCCTGCGAAGCTGCTTTGTGAGTTCGGCCTTCATATGCTCGGTACCGACTTGAATTCAGCCATCGGAAGCTCACTGGTGTCGCCGTCGGCAAACACCACTACCACCGAGGTGTCAGAGGCCACGATCCAGCAGGCGTCCATTGGCATCCCTTTAATCATGGCAAAGGCTTGTCTGAACATGTTGCGGTACTCGGGCTTGACCAGCGCCTGCACATGCTCAAGGCAGGGCTCTATCGTCAGGACGACCCGATCCTGCCCGCGCTGGATTGCAACCTGCGCATTGGCGGTGGGCGAAAAAAAAGACGCGAGAGCAGCCAGAACGAAGACAGCGGTTTTCATGGCTTGTCCTTTGGTGGGGTTTGATCGACCAGCCGCCCTATCACACCGAGCACGATCAGCACCGCTGCAATGCCCATTACTACAGGCATGGGGAGCGCGTCCTGGAATTTGCTCGGCAACGCTGACCAGGTTCCAAGAAACGCAAGATTGAGCGCTGGGAACTGCACACTGAACCAGCGAAAAGCGCCTTTCCAGTTTTCAATCAGTTTCATGCCGCGTCTCCTTCGCCGGCGTCTCGCGCGGCATACCCTGCACCAGCCACCACCACAGATTCAAAAACATCATGATTGACTCCGTTGAGTTGTTCGTTTTCCCAGCTTTTGCGGCAGTGATCACGTTCGAACGGTGAAAACATCCAGTCGATCAGTGGGCGCAGCAGCCTGCCCTGCCAGCGCCCGTCAAGCTCAAGGCGCCATGCGGCAGAGCTTGCAGTCTCGTTGCGCCGGCTTCTTCCCAGCGTCACCAGCGCAAACAGGAAAATATCCAGTGCAACGAGGATATTAAAAACTCGTTTCATAGCAGCACCATTTGCCGGATCGAATCCTCCAGCCCCTGAATCGACTCCTCAAGCGACTTGATGGTGTCCTCCAGCGCCTTGATGGCCTCGCACAGGCGCATGGCCTCTTTGTGAATCGCCTCGATCATCAGTTCGGGTGTCATGTTGGCCCCTTACTTTGTTGGCCGCTCTATCAGCCGGTCCAGCTTGCCGTCGATGCGCTCCAGCGCAGACCTCAGTAGCGCCGCCGATTCGTTCATTGCCCGGTCTTGTCCAGCGTCGCGATCTCGCTGCACCACGACTGACTGCTCGATCAGTGCGATGCGCTGCTCAAGTTTTGAGATGTACCAAAACGCCGACAGCGCCACCGTCAGGATCGTGACGATCTGCGTGATCTGCACCTCTTTTTTCAGGTGCCAGCCATCTTGTTTTGTGGGTATTTGGTTCATGTCGCGTTCCTGGTTTTGATTGAGATTTTTGGCCGTGCCTCAAGGCCGCCCTTGGCACTGGCGTAAATTGCCCAGCCGTAGAAAAACTGGATCAGCCAAAGCTGGTAGCGCATGGCAAATAGTTCCCCGTTGCGCCACATGCCATTGCCCTCGGGCCAGTGCTGATCCACCGGCACAGCAAACAGGCTGGCAAAGCCGTGGCCGGTGTTGCGAATGCCGAACCACCACCACGCAGCCGCCCACCAGCGCCAGCCCTTGCCGTCGCCGTAAATGGCGGCAATCTGCGGCTCGTACAGGCCGATCAGCGCCGGCTCATCGGGCGTGTCGTACCAGCTCCATGCAAGGGCGGTTGCGTCGCGCTTGGTGAAAAGCAGCGCGAACGGCACAGCGAAGGGTGCGGTCAGGGAAAAGGCGGTGCTCAGCAGGCCGAGCAGCAGCGTCTTGAGGTAGATCATGATGATCAGGAAACCCGCATCATCAACAAAGACCGGTCTGTGCCAGAGTTCGGATACATCATGCTCATAAGCCGCCATGTCGTGCCAGCGAGGGAGGCTCCAGTTCCTACCGCCCACGGCGTGCCAAACCCATCCGTGATTTGATCCGATGCGGTTCCGGCATAAGTGTTGCCCCGGACAAAATTCCCGTTTACGCCAGTCCCTCCAGGGATGGCGATGATATAGGAACCAATAGCTAAGGATGCCAGCCCGCTATACGCAGCCCCCACCTGCGCCGTTGTTGTAGTTGAAGCCACGGTCACGGCGCCAGTGAGTCCATTTACGGATGTGACACCTGCGTTGCTGGCGGTTGCGGCGTTGCCGGTTATATTGATGCCCCAGGTGCCACTAGCGCCGCCTCCGGTTTTTGTCGGCGCTTTGCTTGCAATCTCAGACCCGACAAAAGCCGTGGTCGCCAGTTTGGTGGTTGCGTCGGCGGCGGCGGCGGTAACTCCGGTCACCGCGCCAAGGCTGGTAATGTCGGTGTTGGCACCGGATGCTGCTGCGCCAGTGATGCCTGAGCTTGCCAGTGGGCCCGCATTGGCCTTGCTAGCGGCCAGTCCGCTGTACTGGGTATTGGTGGCGTTGTCGCCGGTGTTGGTGCCGGTGTTGGCGTCGCGCAATTGTGCTATGAATGAGGCGTGCGCCCTTTGCACATCATCAAGAACGGCGGGGCTGTCAGTGCCTGCCGGGTAGTTCAGGCTGGCTGTAGTGTTCAGATCGGCAATGACGGTTGGTAAGGGCATATTTGCTCCAGCGGTGAAACGAAAAAAAACCGCCGGGATTGCTCAGGGCGGCATAGAATGCGACAAATTAACGTTAGGGGACTATATGGAATTCACTGACTATCTGATATGGAAAGCGGTTGCAATCGTTGTGGTTGTGGCTGTTTACCAGTTCTGGCTCGGGCTCAACGGGAAGTAGCGATCTGCGGTGCTGTCCGGGACAGCAACAGTTTTGCCTCTGGACTTGCCAGCAGCCCAGCCATGCGGCTACTTGTTTGTGGATTTGCGAGATTGTTCTGCACGAAATTTGACATCGTTAATGCGCGTGCTGCTGGCCTACCAGCAACAGCGAGCAAAGCCAGTGGGTTGGCCGTCATGGCGCTAATGGTACCGCCTGCCGCCCAATCCAAGGGGCTGGTCTGCGGCAAACTTCCCATTCCCTCAACTGCCTGAGCCGCCTTTGGGAATCGGTTGGCAAACTCCCCCGCTTGCCGAAGTTCACCGCTTAACGGCTTTCCTTTTGACAGCATGGAGCCAAGTTTCCGCGCATCCACCGACCCGGTTGTAGTGTTCATCGCTTTTTCTACGCTGTAGGTTTTTGCTATGAGCTGCCGGGCTTGTTGAAACGAGTCTAGCAGCGGGCCATTACCAAGTGTTTCAACATGCCTCCCAAGAAGGTCCTCCAATGCACCAGCCGCAGCTTTATTGGCCTTGCCTAGCGTCTTGTCCCCGCTTCTAAACGCTTTGTCAGCCGTTTCTCGCAGCATCCTGATGGCGTCTAT